CGAAGTGATAGATGCCTGCGTCGCATATATCGACAATAATGATATCGACATCGAAGATTTAATGACTTACGTCAAAGCTCCCGACTTCCCGACAGGCGGTTATATATATGGTATGAGCGGTGTGCGCGAAGCCTACATGACCGGTCGCGGACGTGTTGTAATGCGCGCCAAGGCTGAGATTGAAGCATCTTCCACGCATGACAAAATCGTTGTAACCGAAATCCCTTACGGAGTAAATAAGGCCGAATTAATCAAATCCATCGCCGATTTGGCCAACGAAAAGAAGATAGAGGGCATTTCCAATGCCAACGACGAGTCTGACCGCGAAGGTATGCGCATCGTCATCGACGTAAAACGCGATGCCAACGCCAGTGTAGTGCTGAACAAGCTCTACAAAATGACATTGTTGCAGACTTCTTTCGGCGTAAACAACGTAGCATTGGTACACGGACGTCCTCGCTTGCTGAACCTGAAAGACCTCATCAAGTATTTCGTAGAGCATCGTCACGACGTAGTTATCCGCCGTACACAATATGATTTGCGTAAAGCTAAAGAACGTGCCCATATCTTAGAAGGTTTGATTATCGCATCGGACAATATTGACGAGGTAATCAAAATCATCCGTGCCGCCAAAACTCCGAATGACGCAATCAGCGGTTTGATGGAGCGTTTTGAATTGACTGAAATCCAATCGCGCGCCATCGTAGAAATGCGTCTGCGCCAGTTAACCGGACTCATGCAGGACCAACTCCATGCCGAGTATGAGGAAATCCAAAAGCAGATTGCTTATCTGGAAGAAATCCTCGTTAACGACGAACTCTGCCGCAAGGTTATCAAAGATGAATTAATCGAGATTAAAACTAAATACGGTGATGAACGCCGCTCTGAAATAGTTTATTCATCGGAAGAATTCAACCCGGAAGATTTCTATGCAGACGATGAAATGATTATTACCATTTCTCATATGGGATATATCAAGCGTACGCCGTTAAGCGAATTCCGTGCCCAAAACCGCGGTGGGGTAGGTTCTAAGGGAACAGAGACACGCGATGAGGACTTTGTAGAACATATATATCCTGCAACAATGCACAATACCATGATGTTCTTCACTCAAAAAGGTAAGTGCTACTGGCTGAAAGTATATGAGATACCCGAAGGAACCAAAAATTCTAAGGGACGCGCCATTCAGAACCTGTTAAACATAGACTCTGATGACGCCGTAAATGCATACCTGCGCGTGAAGAACCTGAACGATCAGGATTTCATTAACAGTCATTATGTACTGTTCTGCACAAAGAATGGCGTCATTAAGAAAACATTGCTCGAACAATATTCCCGTCCTCGCCAAAATGGTGTCAATGCCATTACAATTCGCGAAGATGACCGCGTAATTGAAGTGCGCATGACTAACGGTGACAACGAGATTATCATTGCCAATCGCAACGGACGTGCCATCCGTTTCCACGAAAGTGCCGTACGCGTAATGGGACGTACAGCTACCGGTGTACGCGGCATGACGCTTGATGAAGACGGACAAGACGAAGTTGTCGGAATGATTTGTATCAAAGACCCTGAAACTGAGACAATCATGGTTGTGTCAGAACAAGGATATGGTAAGCGTTCCGATATTGAGGATTATCGTAAGACGAACCGTGGCGGTAAAGGTGTAAAAACTATGAATATCACCGATAAAACCGGTAAACTGGTAACAATCAAGTCTGTAACAGATGAGAATGATTTAATGATTATAAATAAATCAGGTATCACCATCCGTCTGAAAGTAGCAGATGTTCGTATAATGGGACGTGCTACGCAGGGAGTACGACTGATTAATCTTGAAAAACGTAATGATGAAATTGGCTCCGTATGCAAAGTTACCTCGGAAACCGAAGAGGATATCATTGCAGAAGAGGATAGCGATGCATCAGAAAAAACTCAGAACGATATAGTAAACAATGAAAATGAAGAATAGACACAATATTAATTTAAAATTTTCTACAATCATGAAAAGAGTATTATTTTCAATGGTTTTACTACTTGCGGCAGGCTTTACCTTCGCTCAGGAAAAGAGCGTGAAAGAGGCAAAAAGCATCGCTAACGACGTAAAACCGGATTTTGCACAAGCAGAGAAGCTCATCAATGAAGCTCTGAACAATGCTGAAACCAAAGACAACGCCGAAACATGGGATGTAGCCGGCTTTATTCAAAAGAGAATCAATGAAAAGGAAATGGAGAATGCTTATTTAAGAAAGCCTTATGATACTCTTAAAGTGTATAACAGCGCACTGAATATGTGCAAATACTACTTTAAATGCGATGAACTTGCACAGATTCCTAACGAAAAAGGTAAAATCAAAAATAAGTTCAGAAGATCGAACAGTGCTGCTATATTAGCTGCGCGTCCCAACCTGATTAACGGTGGTATCCAGTTCTTTAATTTAGATAAGAATAAAGAGGCTTTGGATTTCTTCGCAACTTATGTAGACATTGCCATCAATCCTATGTTTGAAAAGGAGAATCTGCTTCAAACAGATACTGTATTGCCCCAAATTGCTTATTATGCAAGCTTAGCTGCAGCCAAAATGGAAGATTATCCAAGCGTGTTGAAATATGCACCTTATGCAAAGGAGGACAAAGAAGTGGGTAAATATGCCATGGAATTTATTTCTACAGCATTGAAAGCTCAAGGTGATACTGTCAAGTGGATCGCTTCCTTAAAAGATGGTATTCAAAAGTATCCTGAACATTCATTCTTCTTTGGACATCTGATTGATTATTATAGCAATAATAATAAGTTTGACGAAGCAATGCAGTTTGCAGATGATATGTTGGCTAAAGATCCTAATAACACATTCTATTTGTACGTAAAAGGATACCTTTATCATAACATGAAAGATTATGAAAAAGCCATTGAATTCTACAACAAAACCATTGAAGTAGATCCTAACTATGCAGAAGCATATTCCAACTTGGGCTTAATCTATTGCCTGCAAGCTCAGGATTTCTCTGAAAAAGCTACTACTGATGTCAATAATCCAAAATACAAAGAAGACCAAGCTACACTGAAAGTTTTCTATGAAAAGGCAAGACCTAATTATGAAAAAGCAAGAGAACTGAAACCTGAACAGAAAGATTTGTGGCTAAATGGATTATACAGAGTTTATTATAACTTACAAATGGGTCCTGAATTTGATGAAATAGAAAAATTGATGCAATAATTGAATTGCTACTATTACCAAAGATAGCTTACATATTCAAGCTATCTTTGGTATAATTTTTTCCAAATTAGAGAAGGATAAAGGTTTATTTTAGTTTATGGTGCTATATATTAAACATAATATTGATATTACACCATTTACATTTTTTTACTTTACATTTGCGCCGTAACCAATTACAAGCGTTATGGCGCATTCTTTTTTAAAGCAGTATTCAAAGCAATTCCGTATGATAAAAGTTCATTATATGGATTTTGAAGACCGTTTCCATGTGAAAACATTCAAGGATTGTTCACTTATTGAAGCCTCTAACGTTTTTAAGGCTTATGCCCGTGCTTTTGGTTGGACTTTTTTAAGCTATGAAACATTTGATTATTAACCTTTAAATATTTCAGTTATGGACAATCAGAAAATTTACAAAACTCTTGAGATTATAGTCAAGGCGGTATTAGCGATTGCCGCCTTATGGCTTTGTATTTCATGTACTATGTCTATGAGTATCAGTAAAAATAATACTAATAGTTCTCAATCTACAGAGCAGTCACAGGCTACTTCTGTGGATAGTACTAAAGTTGATGTTGATTATAAGTAATGGCGTTATTTAATCCTTTTTGTAAGTGTCTTAATCCTCAAAGGATAGTTAACCCTTATACGCACGAGTGTATGACTGTCCCTTGTGGACATTGTAAAGCTTGCATTCTTGCTAAAAACTCCCGTTACGCGTTCCAATGTGATTTAGAAAGCTATTGTTCTATGTATACCGTTTTTGTTACTCTTACCTACGCTCCTAACTATCTGCCTATTGCCACTCCTATGTATCAGGGTGATGATACGGATTTCGGTTTGTTGTGCCGTTATGATTTGGTAGATTTTGAGACAGGTGAAAGCCTTGGTGTATTTGAATCTGAACCCTCGCAATTGGAATTGCTTCAACAAAAGTTTAATCTATGTGGTTCTATCCCCTACCTTAGAAAAACTGATTTACAATTATTTTTAAAAAGATTTCGTTACTATGTTACTAAACGATTTCCCAAAGAGAAAGTGCGTTACTATGCCGTTGGTGAATACGGACCCGTACACTTCCGCCCGCATTATCATCTCTTATTATTCCTCAACTCAAAAGAAGTCCTACAAATATGTTCAAAGGCTGTATCTGAGGCATGGTCCTTTGGTCGTATCGACGTTCAAGTTTCCGAAGGTAAGTGCTCATCATACGTTGCGGGTTATGTTAACAGCAGTGTGCTTGTACCCGAAGTTCTTAAAATGCGTTCCGTCTGTCCATTCTGCCTACATTCTCGAAGGCTGGGTCAAGGCTTTTTGCAAGGTCAACGCTCGAAAGTATATGCGCTTACCCCTCATGACTTTATTAAAAGAAGCTTCGTGCTCAATGGAAAATATAAGGAGTTTGATGTATGGCGGTCGGCTTACTCTTACTTCTATCCCAAATGTAGAGGATACATTGATAAATCTGCACACGAACGTGCTTATAGCTACCGAATCTATGATACAGCGCGGCATCTATTCCCGTCCTGTGAAACAACATTCGCGTTGGCGAAAGAAGTAGCTACCTTTGTTTATCTGTTTCATCTGAATAAGTCATCTTATTGTTTGGATTTGTTTGATAGTGGTGCATTGTATGAACAACGACAACTTTATGACTTTTGTAAGTATTTCTATGATGCAGAAGTAGTTAATCATCCGTTGGATAGTATCGAATTTGATAGGTATGCTCATCGCGTCTACGGTGAACTTCTCCTTTCTAAGCACTTCTTATATACTGTTTGTGATAGGCCTACCTTGTCGGAGCAGCAACGTAAGTTGAAGCTTATTGAAGAATTTTATAGTCAATTGGATTATATGCACCTTACTGATTTCTTCGAGTCTCAAAAGCTTTTCTTTGAAAATGAAGATTTCTACGGTGATGGTGATTTGCTGTCTGACGAATGGGAAAACACTATATACCCCTACTTCTATGATAATTTTCGTACCGATATGGAATTGTATAAGAAAACACCTGTTTATTCTCAATATTCTACGCAGGTATCTAAATTATTTAATGACCGTATCAAGCATAAGAAACTGAATGATTTAAATAAGATTTTCATTGATGAAAATAAATAGTATTAACCTTTAATTGTGTTGTTATGGCAAATATTATGTCTCTAAAAAGTCTTAGGAACAAGACTTCCCGAAATGGTTTCGACCTTTCGTTTAAGAGAAATTTCACTGCTAAAGCTGGTGAACTTCTTCCAGTTATGGTGAAAGAGGTACTCCCCGGCGATAGTTTTAAAATTAATCTTAAGTCTTTTACTCGTACGCAACCTATTAATACGGCTGCATTCGCTCGTATTCGTGAGTATTACGATTTCTATTTTGTTCCTTACGATTTACTATGGAATAAGGCAAATACAGTGTTTACGCAAATGTATGATAACCCACAACATTCTGTGTCTATGAATCCTACGGATAATTTTGTTTTGTCTGGTACTATGCCTTCTATTACTGCTTCTGGCCTTGCAAAGTATCTTGTTAATGTTAATGACAGTGGCGAGGAATTAAATTATTTTGGTTATAATCGTGCGCTTTGCTCGGCTAAGTTAATGGAATATCTTGGTTATGGTAATTTTTATCGTTATGCTAAAGGCGACCAATTTACCTGGGATGAACATCCGTTATTAAATAATCTAAATTTTAATATTTTTGGTTTTCTTGCTTATCAAAAGATTTATTCAGATTATTATCGTGATAGTCAATGGGAACGTATTGCCCCGTCTACTTTTAATGTTGATTTTATGGACGGTTCCGGTAATAATAGCATAGAACCTTATCTTGATGGTGATTCCTCATCTGATATTATAACTAATTATAATTTGTTTGATTTGCGCTATTGTAATTGGCAAAAGGATTTATTTCACGGTCTTGTTCCGCATCAGCAATATGGTAGTGCCTCTACGGTTGACGTTTCTTTGCCAAATAGTCTTTCTTTTGGGAATATGCACCAAAAACCATCGTCTACTTTTGAGGTTGGTAAAAATCTTTCAAGTACTTCTGTATATTTGAATAATCCTTCTTCTGAAAATGCTTTATCTTTTTCTATTCTTGCGCTTCGTCAAGCGGAATTCTTACAGAAATGGAAAGAAATTACACAGTCCGGCAACAAGGATTATAAAGACCAGATAGAAAAACACTGGGGTGTTTCTGCTGGTGATGCTCTTTCTGAGATGTGCACCTATCTTGGTGGTATTGCTTCAAGCCTTGATATTAATGAGGTTGTAAATAATAATATTACAGGCGATAATTCTGCCGATATAGCTGGCAAAGGAACTGGTGTATCTAATGGTTATATAAATTTTAATGCTGGTGCTAAATATGGTGTTATTATGTGTATTTATCATTGTCTGCCTATGTTGGACTATACGGCTGATTTGCTTGAAAGCGCATTTTTAAAGGTAAATGCTGCTGATTATGCTATTCCTGAATTTGACCGTGTCGGTATGGAAGCTGTTCCTTTTGCTAAAATGATTAACCCATTAAAAAATGAGGATGGTCTTAATTTTACGTCGTTTGCTTCTATGATAATGGGTTATGCACCTCGTTATATTGATTATAAAACTTCAGTAGATTCTTCTATCGGTGGTTTTAGAGATACTTTAAAAAATTGGGTTATTT